GCTTTGTGGCGCGCAGCTGGCCGCCGAGGCGTCCAACCAGGTCCCAGACCTGCACGCCCTCGAAGGTTTGGGGACGGTTTATTTTGGCTGGGCACTCCGGGCACGGGCCTTGGCAGGCGGTGCAGTACCGATCGCCCCCGCTGAAGTGCCAGTCAGCAAGGGCGCGGAGACGTTTTTTTCCTGATCCAACACCAGTGCTTTGGCGACGTAGCCTGCCTGGAAGGCCTCGAAGATTGGATAGATTTCGAGCAAGGCGTCGACACCTTCGGGGGTGAGGTCCAGAACGTTGCCGTCCATATCGCCCACGCCCTCCCATTCCACCACGGCGCGCCGCCCCAGCGCTTTGGCAAAGACCAGCGCGCGGTCCTCGTTGCTGGCGTCCTCGGGGAGCGCTTCGATGCTGGGATCGTTGCGGGTGGTCACCATCAGCGCAGTGGTCAGCGGGAGCAGACGCACGCGCACCCCGGGCGACAGCTCAAGCCAGCGCGGCTTTTTTGACAGGTCAAGTTTCAGCACGATCAATAAACCTCCACATCGTTCACCAGCGTGATGGTGCACATACGGCCCACAATTGCGTCTTTGGCCGCTTGCCAATCGAAGGTGGCCTGCACGCCTTGGGGCCCGCCGATCTCGACACGCGGTCGCGGCAGATAGACCGAATGGGCTGTGATGGTGAGGCTCTCACCGGTGGGCAGCAGGTAGGAGAACTCAAGCGCGCAATCCTCGCCATTGATCGCCTGATCCATCAGCGTATTGTCGGCGAAGCGCACCTCCATGCTGCCCGAGAGCGTGGCCATTGAGGGATCCGCGCCGTCGATCATACCGTCAGCACGGATGGTCTCGATGCGGTCGAGATTGTTGGCATAGGTGATCTGGGTGGAGATTACGTTACCCAGCGCTACACCGTCGCGCTTGATTGAGCCGTTGAAATGCCCGAAGCGCTGCAGATCGATGTCTGTCGGCGTGCCAACATTGGTGCTGGGCGCCAAGGTTTCGCCCTGCGCGATCATGGACACCGAGGCCGTCAAAAGCCCCGAACGCGTCATTTGCCACGAGAGCTGATCCACCACGCAGCCCGCGTACATCGCGAAGCGCGGGACTTCTGGCATGCCAATCTCGATGGCGAGGCTTGGAAGGGTCCAGCTGCCCGAGCGGAACTCGTGGCTGTAGGGAGCCTCCGCGCCGGTCGTGGTCGGATCGCCAAACGCCGCCTTCAGCCAGTAGCCAAAGCCGATCGCATCAATCGGAACCACCACGTCGCCATCGCTGGTCAGCGCGTCCTTGATCGGCGCCAGCGGATCCCGGCCATAGCCGAGCAGCTCCGACTCGAGCAGTGGTTGCTCTGCGCCAAGCGTCGCGCTGGCAAAGGGCATCTTGAAATAACCGCTCGCGGGCGGCGTGCCGTAGATGGATTCGTAAGCGAGCGCCATCTGCGCCCGCGCTCCTTGTGCGCGTGCCATGTCCTGTGTTCCTTTCGTGGTTCAGAGAAGGGGATCGGGGGTCCCGTAAGTGAGAACGACCGGAATGGTCGCGGCCTTGAAGCCTTCGGCTCCCTCAATGGCCAGATTAATCGGAGCAGGTGATTCCCCGATCGCATAGTCGCAGAGCCCGCCCAGAGTGCGGTCCGCATCGATGGCCGCGTGGATGGCCAGCTTTAGAGCGTCGAAAGCGGCCTCGCGCGCGGTCTCGGTGCCCTCGACCACCACATCGACCTCGGCGCGGTGCTCGTAGACGTAGAGGGGCGGCGACATGAGCGCCTCCGGCGTTCCTGGGCTTCCGTCGCGCAGTATCATGATCCCGTTTGCAGGCACACGCTCGGGCAGCACCGCATTGCGCAGCAGCTTGGCCCCGTTGGGCAGTGTCGTCGCCAGCGCGATGTTCAACGCCTGCAGAACGGCTTCGCTCTTGCTGGGCATCAGGTGCCTTCCTTCCAGTTCGAGACGATCAGGCCAGGCACACGGTTCGCCCATGCTTCGCCATCGCGGGCGAGGTTGAGACGCTTGCGCAGATTGACCTGCGGCACGAGGATGAAGATCGGAACCGTTGCGAGGCCTCGCCCGGTCTTGGAGCGAGACGCCACTGCGCGGCCCTTGTTGGTGAGGCGCGATTCCGCGACCAGCAGGCTCGGCGCGCCGCGACGATAAACAAAGCGCAGCCGCAGGCCAGTCCGCTGCTCCCATCCGCCCGGCGTGATCCGCTTATTTCCGACGCCCTTTACACCAGCGGCAGGCGTGGGGATCGCGAGATAGAAGCCGTTCTTCGAGCGGATCAGCGCGCCGCGCTCGAAAGCGCCAATTGCCTTTGGTGCGTTTGTCCAGACCATCGTCGCCGCGTTCAGCGAGTCCATGCCCTTGGGATAGACCGCCGAGCGGATGGTGCGGGCGAGGCGCGTGCCCAGCCCAGCGCCGAGGATTTGTCCGCGCCAGTCATTCTTGAGACCTGTTCCAGCCTCCGCCATTGCGCGGGAAACTGCGCGCTCGCCATCAGCGCTGACCTCGCGCATTTGCTCGACGATGTTGCCGACAATGTTGAGTCCAACCCTCACAGCGTGCGCCCCTCGACCGACCAGACCAGGCGCTCTCGGTCGCGCACTGGCTCCGAGCGCACCTCAAAGAGCTCTCCTGCAATCTCGAGCGTGTCGCCCTTTGCAAGCGCTGGCACCTCCGATACCCGCAAGTCGAGGGTCAGAGTGTCCGTCACAAACCGGCTGTCGCCGAAGTTGGCCAGCTGGTCAGGTGCCTTCCGGATCACGCGCACAAGAGTGCCGGAGCCTTCGCCGCCCGCCCGGTAGAGAGCGTCGACAGCCATGTTCGGGTCCTCAAACAGAAGATCGATGGAGGCGGCGAAGGCGTTCATGATCAGGCCGTCACGCCAGCACCGTTCAGACGCACGCGCCCGACGGTTTCGCCTGCGGTCCCGCCGACAGAAGCGACAGCAACGCCGATCAGCTTGTTGGTGCTGGCCGTTGCTGTGCAGGCGGTGCCAGTCCAGTAGACCAAAGCGCCGACCGTCCAAGCCTGACTGGCCACCTTTGGCAAATCGTAGACGCCAGTCAGGTTGATGACGCCTTGCGCACCATTGGCGATCGCACCGGCCGCCACGCCGAACAGGCTGCCGACGAGGACACCGGCGCCCGACGCAATGTCGGCACCGGCAGTGATGGTGAGCGTATCGCCCATTGCTACAAAGTTCTTCATGGGTGTTCTCCCGCTGAATGTGGTGGTTTGCTGGGCCCCGATCGAGGCCCAGCATCAATTGGGGTTTAGGCGGGGGCGGCGCCCGCGTTCTTGTACATTCCGCGCCAGTCAATGGCTTTGGCCGCGAAGTCGTGACGCGCCTTGATCTCCATGCCGTCGACCTCGAAGCCCATCCGGGTTTCGGTGAAGACGCCTTCCTGTCCGTCGAGGTAAGCGTATTCCACCGTGTCGATGCGCGAAGGATCAGCAGCGAGGAACCAAGGGTCCTGACCACTGGCCGGAATGAGGCGCGGTTCCTCGATCACCTGCATGCGCCCTGCGTACGGGTTCACATCAGCGGTATTCGAAGGCGTGGTTGCCGTGATCTGCTTGCGGGCCTCGACCGAGCGCTGACCTGGCGGCACGATGATGTACTGCGGCAGGATGCTGATCTTGCGACCCTCAATCCCGGTCTGCTGCGCGAACTTGCGGTAGGCTTCCGAAAGCGAGGTTTCACCGATCACCGAAGCGGTGCCGACGTTGCCGTGGGCAGCATCGAACAGAGCCACGCTGTCGCCCATTGCTGGGTTCTGCATCAGGATCGAATAGACGATGTCCGATTCCAGATCGGCTGCAGAAGCACCGAAGGCAGCGGGCACGCGGGTAAAGGCATCAAGGTCGTCGTTGATCAGCGTCTGGCGTGTGATCGAGACGATCCGGCCATAGGTCGCCAGTGCATAGGCTTCTTTCGCCTCGCCAATGGTCCCGTACTGGAACTCACCGGACTCGAGCACCTTCTCAAGATCAGGCGCGCCGCCCAGCTGCGTGCGATTCACGGGCTTGAAGTCCGTAATCGTCGCGCGGCGCGCCCAAGCACCGAACGTGCGCGGGGTGCCATCGTAAGCCGCGCGCAGCGTCTTGTTCGCGACGTTCGCGAGGATCGCCGGGAAGTCGCTGGTTGAGTGATAGCCGACAGAGGCACGCGCCTGGAATGCGACACCGGCCAATTCCATCTTGGACATGCCGCGTGTGCTGACACCAGCGCGATCAAGGGCGTGACGAGCCATCTCGATCAGCGAAAGGCCACGGAATTCCCGACCATTCGCGGTCAGCTCGTGCCGACCGGGATTGTGGCGATGCATCAGCGCCTCTGTCATTGCGTCGCGGTACTGGACCTCGCGCTCGCCGGTGCCGCGCGCCTGAGCAGGGGCGGGTTCGGGTGTGCGACCAGCCGGATCGGTCTC